TTTCAGACCTTAGCCACCAGTTGCGCTTTCCACTCGCATCGCTGTTGCTCTCATTGCCCAATGCGGTGTAGCCCAAAAGAAAAACCCCCTAGCATGGGTTTCAGGTCGCGGTGGAAGGGAGCAGCAGAACAAACTCCGAACAACCGAAACCCATGCTAAGGGGTTCTTCGTTCTGCTATTCGCGCTTCCACACGCGGCCGATCTTTCTCTCGGACACCGACACATTATTTGAGAACTTTCCACTTGTCAACAGGTATTTCGATACACGCTTCCATGTCCTGCCAGTCCCCCCTGTCCTTCCTGCCGCCGTAGCCCACCGGATACTTGCCAGCTATCTCTGTGTACGCATGACAATCATCAAACTGCACTAGGAAAAAGAACGGCAGTCCTGTGACCTGTGACATTTGTTGACCGTAGATGGTCTTATGCAGACTTAGCCAAACGTCGGGATACTGGCGCAAACTACGGTAACGGCGTTTTATCTCAGCCCACGCCCGCGGCTTGTCCTTTAAGATCAATTTATCCACAGGATAGAACCGAGGCATAGAAACGAATTTACAGCCCCACGCAAACGCAAACCGTTCGGCAATGGCATTCTCTCTGTCCGTGTCGGCTTGTGTCTCGTAGGCCGTTCTCATTGCTGTGGGACGATCTCTGCCACCATTTGCTTGACGGAAATATAGTCATTCGGATTGACCTTCAAAGCGCCGCCGGTAATGACTTCTAGCTTGTACGCTATGCCTTCCGGTATCTGTTTGCGCTTGACCCACTGGCTAATTGCCTGAGAAGTGATGCCTAACGCCTCTGCCAGCTTCCTACGGCTTCCAAAGTGTGCCTCTGCTTGCTTAACGTCCATACTGCCTCCTGTAAGGTAACTTGCAAAGCAAATTATAGAGCAATTTGGTAAGTTAACTTGACAATAAAAGTGGTTAACATTTCTTTACAATTTTCCTTTGCAACTTTCGTAACAAAGCCAATAACTGTGTAAAGTTCGTTTTGCAGTAATTGACAACAACAAAGGAGACACAAATGCAAACCACCTACAGCAACCCGATAGCAAACTTTCTAACCACAGGTAAGAAAGATTTCAAAGGTCGTGAAATTGGATATGCCGTTGTGTTCTGTGACAACGGCACAGACTTTCGCGCTTATGTGCAAAACACTCGCCGAGTGAATGGTGAGTGGAAAGAGTTTGGTGTGCAACAACGCAGCAAATCATTTGCTAGTCAAGATGCCGCTACATTGTGGGCATACAAGACTGCAAAAGAACGTATTGCCAAAGTGCAAGCTAACTAACACAAGGGGGCGCAAGCCCCCGCTAATTGACAACAATAGGAGACAACAAATGAAAACTTATTCAAACAAATTTGCAAGCATGGAGCAACAGGCAGACAGTACATGGTTGGTTTTCAATGAAGTAACTGGCTTACCGGATTCTGAGCGCGATGCAGACGACCTGCAAGATACCAGTAGGCCAATTTTCTATCCGGATTATCAGTCTGCTAGAAAACGCATGGTTGAACTGACAACTCGTTATAAATATCAAATCTCAAAATACTAATGAAACAGGGGGCGCAAGCCCCCACTAATTGACAACAACAGGAGACAACAAATGACTACTACTCAAGAGCTTGTAAAGATCAAATATCAATCTAGCGTCAAGACACCCGCCGGATGGCGCAGCGTGCAGATCGTAGCTGCTGCTGAACGAGTATCGGATGCGATGGCGCAGGTGAAAGAAGTGTTACTTATCGATGGTGAGACACCTAACTATCAACAATCGCGCACCGGTGCAAAACGCCAAGCATTCAACGGCAAGTATTTTGCCACTCAGCAGATCGGTGCAAAAAAACGCATCGCCACTTGCGAACTGCTTGCTTAAAGGAACAACCATGAATCTCTGCAAAGACTGCTCATCATTTCGCCTCAACCCCGACAACCCCGAAGCAAGCACCTGCCATCGCAAAGTTGTTGTGTCGGCTGTGACGGGAAAATTCCTCCCTATCTTTTGCAATACAGAGCGACTTGATTGGGGTACTTGCAAACCTGAAGGCATCCACTTTCGCCGCACCGCTACTCAAGAAGAAATTGATGCCGACCGCGAAATGAAATCCCGCGAATGGGAACGGTGGATTGATGTAGGCGATATTGAATACGAACGTGCTAATCGGAGGCTTGGAATATGAGCGGCGACCGCGCAGTAGCTATTGGCTTCACCATCATTTTTTTACTGATCGTTACGGGGGTATTGGCATGAACAAATCCGAATCCATCGCAAATCTTGCGACCGCGCTGGCAATGGCGCAAATGAACATCAAGGGCGCAATCAAGGATAGTAACAATCCTTTCTTCAAATCCAAGTACGCCGATCTGTCCTCGGTGGTTGAGGCCATCCGTCCCGCCTTTGGTCAATGCGGGTTGAGCTACATTCAGCGGGTCGAGCCATCCGACAAGGACGAAGTGCGCGTCGAAACGATCCTGCTTCACGCCTCCGGTGAGTGGCTGTCCTGTGGGGTGCTTAACCTGCCGGTCAGCAAGGCTGATGCCCAAGGCTACGGAAGCGCCTTGACGTATGCCCGCCGGTACAGCCTTGCCGCTGCCTGCGGTGTCGCCCCCGAGGACGATGACGGCAATGCGGCAAGCGGTAAGAATGCCCCTCAGAAACGCTTAGAAACGCTCAACACGCACTTGGACGCTATCGCTGCAGTTACCACACAGGATGCGCTGAAAACGGCTTATACGGTCGCCTATAAATCCGCCAAAGAAGTTAACGATAACGAAGCCATGACAGCAATTGTCGCCGCCAAGAATTCCCGCAAGGCAGAACTGGGGGAAGCATGAAAGTTTTGTCAATGCCGCAGGGTAGTCCCGAATGGCTTGCCGCCCGCGCCGGTAAGGTCACAGCCAGCCGAATCAACGATGTGATGGCATCCAAGACCACAGCAGCTTATCGGGATTACAGGGCGCAGATTGTGGCTGAGATTCTGACGGAACAGCCGCAGGAATCCGGCTTCACCAATGCTGCAATGCAATGGGGAACGGAACAAGAAAAGTTTGCCCGCGCCGAGTACGAACTCGCTTGCGATTGGACGGTGGACGAAATCGGAATCGTGCTGCATCCGACGATTGAGCGCGGCGCAGCTTCACCTGATGGACTGGTGTCTACCAATGGCTTAGTGGAAATCAAGTGCCCTAAGACGGCTACGCACCTGCAAACGCTGATTGACAAGAAACAACCCAAGCAGTACGAAAATCAGATGCTGTGGCAAATGGCTTGCACCGGTCGGGAATGGTGCGACTTTGTGTCATACGATCCGCGTTTGCCTGACGATCTACAGTTGTTTGTGCATAGGTTCGACCGCGATGACAAGCGCATCGAGGAAATCGAAGCAGCAGTAACGCAGTTCCTGTCCGAAGTAAATGAAATGATTGACAACATAAGGAAGAAATGATGGCTTACATACCAAAACCCGGTTCGTTCACGCTGTTCAAGAACTTGAAAAAAGAGGCAGACAACCATCCCGACTATCGTGGCGATGGCTTGGACATGAACGGCGAACCTGTATGGGTTAGTGCATGGATTCGTGAAGGCGCTAAAGGCAAGTTTATGTCTTGCTCAATGCAACACAAAAACAAAGACCAGCCTAAAAAGAAAAAGGCTGATCCCGGCGATTTGTCCGACATGGAAGATTCGATTCCTTTCTGATCAACGGGGGAAAGTTGGTTAGCAATCCCGGCAGTAGGACAACCGATATGCAAACTTGCCTTGCAAAATCGGGCTAACACAACAAGTACCCCACCAATTTGAGGAACAACAATGGACTACGATTATTTCGGAAAAATTTGTGAATGGGCAAATGATCGCAACCTCGTCAAAGGTAGCACCCTGCAAGCGCAAGTCGTAAAGCTGCTTGAGGAATCCGGCGAACTTGCTGCTGGCGTAGCTCGCAATGACATAGACCGAATCGTTGATTCAATTGGCGACATTATGGTCGTGTTGACCATCATTGCTGCGCAGATTGATATGCCAGTCGAAGAATGCCTCGATCTTGTGTGGCAGGAAATCCGTTATCGCAAAGGCAAGATGGTTGACGGCATCTTTGTGAAAGAAAACGACAATGGATGAGGAGGCGCAAACCGTAGCCTGCACACAGTTGCTTGCGAATGTCGTAAGTCTTGCGGTGCTTGATGCGTGTCTAAAGCCGGTCAAACGCAAAGGCCCGGAACGGCATAAGGTCGAAGTCGCACAAGACAAAGCCATCGATGCAATGATGTTTCTAATGGAAGGCGCACAGCACTTTGTTGAGTTGTTAGGTATGGAAGGGGATCGGTTTAAAAAACAATTACTTAAATCCATGTACGACAATTCACAAACTTATTTCACCAACACCATCACAGCAGAACAGCGCCGCAATTTTCGGTTTAATCTTTACTTTTGGCAAAACAACCCTGCTCGACGCAGGTTTCTACCGGAGGATGACGATGAGAATAGCTGACGCAATCAACTGGATGATGACTTACGACGCATTGCAGCCTGATTTGATTCCTGTTGACAACTGGAGGCCACACGATCCGCGTCGATACGATGAACAGCGAAAAGAGTGCATCAAGTACCTGCGGGAACGAAATCTCTACATCCTTGATGGGCATTTTACGCCTACCAAATCAAGCCACACCGACATAACAGTAATCTTCAACCGCGCCCGCCAGCAACAGGGCGAAACATTGATACAGGTGGCAAAATGAAAATGCTTTGTCTTGCTTTATTGCTTACAGGCTGTGCAGCAGATGGTACGTCGATGCTGCTTGTCGATAAAGAAGTGTCGCCCATGTCGCGGATGCAGGTCATTGCAGCAATCAATGAATGCGAAGGATCGGGCACAAGGGCGATGGTCATCACTACAAATCGAAAGGTCAATGGTCACATGATCCCTTCAGTCGTGGAAGTGACTTGCATACCTAAATTCACCTCGTCGTTGAAATGAAACAACGTGCCCGTCAAATCATTGAAGGGATGCAGGAAGTTTTGCGCCGGGATATGGAACTGACCGCAACGAACATCGCCATCGTGCTTAACGACGATGCTGGCAATATCACCCGTTACATGACTGGCATGGTGCGCGATGGTCTAGTGTTTCGCATGGGTTTACAACTTCAATGGAACAGCAAAACTCGCTCTAAACACATGATTTGGCGAATCAATTACAAGAAATTAAAGGAACTCAAAGATGCGGAAGCAGCGACGATGGCGAATCAAAGGGCATCCAGCGGAATGCACGAAATGCAAAACGATAAAGGAATCGGATCAGTTCAGTTTGACGAAATTCAAAACGCTCTCGTCTTGGTGCAAAGAGTGTCACCGCGTGCTGTGCCGTGAAAACTATCACAAGGGGAAAACATGATCTTTTTCGGTGGGCTTTTTATGATTGCGGTATCGTTTGGCGTGTTCGTTATGTTCGCTGATCCGATCAATGACAAACGATTGTGGCTTGAAGATGCCTGTGCTGCCATGATGATGATGGGATTAGGGATTGCTATTATTGGCGCACTGATTTGGATTGGAAACTGACCATGATGGACTATGCAGACGGCATCATTCAAATTGCTCAACTACGTCAGCAAGCGCATTCAGCTTTGCTAGCGCGGGATTGGGCAAAGGCTTGCGATATTGCGGATGAACTTGTTAAAGTCGCTTCATCGCTGAAATTTTTTTGTATCTATCAGATGAAGGACGATGATGGAAAATTATGAGCGTTGCAAAGTCTGTGACGTGGCGTTCCGAAAGAACGACAAAGTCATGTGGTGCAAGGTTAGGTCATGTCCTGATACCCAACAACGCGAACCTACTGAACAACAACTGCGGTGGATATTTGGAAAAAAAGTTACACCAGCGGCCTAGTTCCTTGCTTGTCAATTATCAGCCTGCTGTGCCGAGGAGCTAATGTTGGATCATTAGACACGCTGATATGCGTCCACGCATCAAACTCTAGGATGATTTGATCAAACAGCACCGAGGACATGATGCAAGCATCTACAACCTGTCTAGGAGTCATGCCGGGGACGCGAATGTCTGCCGCGCAACCTAGACGGTGTTGGCTTGAATCTTTTGAGCCTACCGCGTCATTAACCTGCTTTGACCGAAACCCGCTGTTAATCATTACCGGCTTACCACCGACGGCTTTTTTGACTTGCTCCAACAGTTGCGCCAACCGAGTAAGGTTTGCCACTTCGTCGCCGTTAGGCGTATTGTCCCATCCATTCCTAGCAGCTACTTCGGAATGCGTCAATTCCTCTAAAGTGAAATGCTCAGTTAGATGCGTCATTTCTCAATATGCTCCGTGACTTTGACTGCTGCAAGGATACCGATAAACCCGCCGACAATCGTGTTAAAGGCTGGCCCGATGATGGGAAACACATCGTCATTATTGATGATGCTGTTAGGCATAAACAGCCCATAAAGGAACACACCCACCATTGAGATCATCACTAACGACAATGTGATGCTTACAAGGATTGTAACAAAACAGATTGTTTTCTCTCTCATTTTTTAACACCCATGATCTTTTCTAACGTCCTGCCGCCGAAATAAAACGACATGATAAGCATTCCCCATTGTCCTAATAGTTGGACGTATTCCTTATTAACCTCAATGTCCCATGCCGACATAAGACCAAACACGGTGTAAGTAACAAGAATGAAAATCAAAGTAGTCGGTCGAATGTTCTTAGATAGCCATGAGTCCGAAGCCATGTCTGCTTTGAGCCGGTCGGTCAGTTCATGCTGCTCAGACACATCCGCATTCAGTTGCGCCAGTTCGCCGTTCTGCTGCATCTCTAACAACTTTAGCTTGGCAGCTTCAGCCTGTGCAGGATCAGGAAATACCTTGTCTAGTATCTTGCTGCCTATGTCTAAGACTGCGCCGAGTGGAAACATGTCATCCTCTAAAGTAGATGGCGACGAAAATAATGATGCCGCCTATGCCTAGAAACACGAAGATTCCCGCTGACATTAACAGTTCTTCTTGTTCCTGCTTCTTCCTAGCTGCTCTGTCTTTAGCCAACCTAGCCTTGCGGATGGCTTCCCTAGCGGCTTCATCCTGCTCCCCGACAATGCGCTGTCGTTCGGCGCACAGTTCGTGATATAGGTCTAGCTCGCCCTTAAGCGTGAACATATCTCGCAGTTCTTGCTCAAATTCGCGCATCTGCTTGCGCTGCATGACGATGGTAAAAGCCTGTGACAAAGCCGATTCATGCTGTTCGGCTTCTTTTGGATCGTCAGGCTTTGGTGCTGCCTTTGCCGCTTCGACTTGTTTGGCGGCTTTTTCTATCTGACCTTGCGCGGTAAAGAATTGGGACAGTTCTCCGTAGCAATCACGGATTTCCTTACCCATGTTGATCGCCTCTTTGACAAAGGCGACCGAAGTCTTAGCTACAGCAAACGCTGCTCCTATGGTAACGGGATCGAGCATTCATTTAGCCCCCTGTTTTTGTCACTAGATGCAGCAACAAAAGAATGATTGAGCCAGCACAGGCTATACCGATAGATTCAATCCGTTTAATGCGGAGAATGGTTTCTTTCCATCGCTCTGCACAAACTGCTTCATGCACAGACAATCGGGTATCCATATCGTCCATGATTACGACTTCATAATGTACGCAAGTGCGTAGTACGGAGGCAGGTTAGCATTCGTTCCGCTAACACCCGTTGATGCGTTGGTTACTGATACGTTTGCATAGCCGGTCGCGGTCGTGTAGGTAGACGCATTGCCTGACTGCACACCGGGCGAGCCAGCAGCGTTAATGTTGCCGTTGTTGGCAGTGTAGGTGTGCGTATGCCCGGAATCCGTTGCAGTTGCCGTGTGCGTATGGCTTACCACTACCGCATCAGCAGAACCACCAGTCGCAGCTACCGCGTAAGTCGAACCTGCGCCAACAATAAACCGATTGCGAAGATCGGGAGTGCCATTAGAACCATCGCACAGATAGTAACCAGTAGGGATTGATCCAGTCGCACCCGACCACAACACAATCACGCCCGAAGGCAGGCTGGGCGACGTTGCTGGAATCGTTCCTAGAATTCCGTAAAGATTGTCATAGGTTTGAATCAATACGCCCGCAGAATCCTTTAGGACAAACTTGTAGTTGTATCCATACGTCATCCAAATTTCAGTTGCAGGGCGACCATCGCTACCGAGAACAATAGGGTTTGCGTTTGCAATCGTTCCACTGTTGTCGGTATACGTCGCTAGCGGCGTGCTAGACCCTGCTTGATAAGTGTAGATCAAACCACCGGAAAGCGGGCTTCCCGAAGTCGTGAGGAATTGAAACCCGTTACCGATAGGGGATAGGTTGACTGACATGGTTCGTCCTTATTGGTTTTTGCCGTACTCAATAAACTCGTTGATCTTGTTTAGCTTTTTTGCTGTCTGACGTTTGTCATAAGCCATTTTTCCTAGCGTCGCAATTGGCGCGGGTATTCCACTAAGTGCAAACTGTGCGCCTGATTCTGCAAGCATTGCACCAATTTGTGCAGCAGTGCCTGATGGGTTAGTCGTGCCTCGAGGAACGGTTTGCAAGTCTTTTGTTACATCATTCAAAGTACGGTAATGCGCTGCACCTTCTTTGCCAAACAACAATTCTAGTTTTCCGCTTTTGTCTAGCTGACGAATAGTATTGTCTAACTTTGCGGTCGATACATAAGGCTTGCCGTTAATGTCGCGTTCGACACCTTTGGTAGCTTCATTCTTGATGTGTTCAGCAACATAGCCGCGCAATTCATTCGCCATACGCACGCCATCCGGCCCTGACTTTTCAAGCGTAGCAAACAACTTTTGCACATCCGATGCAGGCCCACGCAGGATAGATTTATCCACAAGGTTTTCAATAGCCACGGCTCTATCAGTCGTGCCTTTTTTGATAGCCGTCAGATTTTTAATGACAGGCGTATCTTCAAACTCGCTCATGTAACGGGCGTTAAGCTGCCGCGCTTGTTTGTAAAGATCGCCTCCAGCGTTTTGCGTTGCAACGTCTATAGCCTTTTTTAGCTTGTTGCCGTGATACATACTGCCGCGTTGCGTCGGATCAATTTCGTTAACAATGACTTGTCGAATGTCCTCAAGCTGTCGCAGGCTGATTTGACCCGTTTTGTTTGGATCATTGGCTTTAATTTCGTCCTCAATAATGCCAAGGATTGGGTTGTTTGCTTTTAACGTAGGACGGTCTTTTGTGACCTTGTTCAAGTAATTGACTAACGGTGCATAGGACACAGGTTGTGACATTTCGCCAGCAGCATCTGCCGCCTCGTATGCTGTCTTAACTTCGCCTTTTCTCGCTTGCCGGTACGGTTCAACAACGTTCACCAATGCTTCGCCTAACTGTGCCGGAGCAACACCAGTCATTTCTGCGCCAGTACGTTCAATTAACGCCTGCATATTTTGCTGAAGTTCGTCATTTAAACGTGCATAATTTTCTTGAAATCTTTGCCCTAGCACTGGGTCTTTTGCTGTTTCGCGGGCAAATCGAACATCCGCAGGGTTGCGCGTTGCCAAATCTTTAGACAATTCAATAGGTATCGGCAACGACCTTGCACGTTCAATCCGTAACTTTTCCGGCGAGACTGCCGCAGCGCCAACGCTTTGCACCCCGACAGGGGCAACAACTGGGGCAACAGTACCGGCAGCAGGCGCGGCAACCGGCGCAACAGTACCGGCAGCGGGTTGAGCCTGTGCAGCTTGTGCTGCCTGTCTAGCTTCTAGCTGTTGACGAAGTTGCGTCGGCACATCAAGGTTGATTACGCCCTCACCCGGAGGCACTACGCGAGGCGGTGTAACTTCTACCGTCGGACGCTTCCCACGCAATCCTAGCGCCAATGGCGCAGCAGTTAACGCGCCCTTAGTGATAGCACCCGCAGCAGGAGAAACTTGCGCCACAGCCGATCCTATCGGTTCTGCAACGTATTCTTCGGCTAGTTGACCCGGCACGCCCAAAACTTCTGTAGCTTGTCTGCCGGTTTTGGTTTGCGGTTCGTAGCTTAAGGCTTTGCCTACGCGCTCAACCCAATTTGCACCTTGACCAGCAGGGCCGGGGAGGATCGTACCTGCAAGACCTGCAAGACCACTTACTGCTGTTGCCACAGGGTTTTGCACCATCGTCCGAACAACTTCACCAGCACCAGTTACGCCCTCAACCGCTTCCCTACCAACGCGCCGCAAATTTTCTGCGCTGTAACCTTCAGCAGTTTTTTCTCTAACTTGTTGCAGTCTGCTTGCTAAAGATCGGACAGTTTTCGGCGCTTCTCCGGTGCTTTCAGTAACAAATTTATCAATGGATTCCGACGAAAAATCGCTAGGAACTTCGCCGCCAGTTTCGCCTAGCGTTGCTCGCATTCCTTGTATTTGTCTGCGTAGCGTTGCGTCATCAGGATTTAGTTTTTGCTCATCTTGCAGAATACGCAGACGCACACGGTCGCGGTCTTGTTGCTGAGATGGCGACACAACCATATCCGGTCTAACTGGCGCTTGTCGTGCAGGCGCTTGCCTAGCCGGGGCTTTACCTACTGCTTGATTGACAAAATTATCAATCGCGGCAGACGAATACTCATCTCTAGCGCCCATTATTGACCGCCAATCATGTTGTTGATGGTGTTGACCTTCAACTTAAGCTGTTTGAATTTTGGAGAATTAACGCCACCAAGTTCATTAACCAATTCTTTTGCTGCAATTTTGTCCTCATTTCGCATGGCATCCATCAACCGGAATGCGTTTACATCTGCAACTTGTGACCATTTGTTTTGAAATTGTCGTGCAGCGAATGGGCTATTGTTTGCTTGCGCTACGGCATTGTTTACGCCTTGATTGAACAAGTCCACACCCGTTGACATGGCACGATTGATCCTTGCCGTGCTCTTAATTGCGTCAGCAGTCCACGACGTTGTTCCTGTCATTCTTTCAGCAATTCCTCGCGCTGCATCTGTTCCAAGTCCTGACGCTGCGGCAAGGTTTGCAGTTTCAAGCGCCATATAATGACCTAGCTTGTTAAACGCATCAGCCATATCGGTTGTGCCTGCAAGCCCAAGAGTCGCATAACCACCTGTCAATCCTTGCAACAACTCTGCGCCTTTACCTGTAGCGGCTTTGTCTGCTAGTTGAATGATTTGGTTTGCATTAAACTGGCTTTGTGGCACTCGCGCTGCCGATTCATTTGCTTTAAGTTGAATTGATTTTGCAAGCGCCATTGTTTCGGCAGTCTCACCCGGCGGCATCCTAGCCACACCCATTGACGGCGCAGCAGGTGCGGCAGCTTGAGGCACAACAGGACGCGGTGCAGTAGGTGCAGCACCCGGCAATGACGATGCAGGAGCATTTGCCGGAACAGTAACCTGTCCAGTTGCCCTACCACTTGCATCAAACACGTTAAAAATCGGATTGTTTTCAATGTCAACGCGACCGGTATCAACCATGCGAGAACCGGGCGGCAATTCCATTCCTACGCTTTGTTGTGGCTGTCCAAATTGCAAAGGCGAAGTCGGTCGAAGTTCAATTCTTGAACCTACTCCAATTTGTGTCGGTGGGCGGTTTACTTGTCCAGCTATTGCACCAACACCCGATGCACCTTGCACAGCATTAGTCAAATCTTGCACCAACGTCTGCGGGCTATTTTGTGCTTTCAAAATAAACGGCGCTACGATAGCCGATGCTTTTGCTCTAGGCACGCCATTAGCGACCATCCTGTCGCGTGCATCTTCAATCGCATCAATAGCATCATCAACTTTTTTAACAGCATTGTGAATGCGCGGATCACCAAGCAAAGCGCCGCCTTGCGAGTAAGCAATTTGTGCTTGCGCGTCATCTAATCCTAATTGCGCTTTTAACGTTGCAATTCTTGCAGTGTCTGCCTGTTGTTGTGCCTGCGTAATTCTTGGGGCTGCGGTGTTTTCAGCAACTTGCGTTTCTGCTTGTTGTGACCGCAGCAGCAAAGGATTCATTTGCTGTGCTTGTTGAAGTTGTAGCCGCGCCGCTTCAAGCTGAACAGGTTGCAGTTGTTGGGCTTGCTGCAAGTTTGTAATGCCGCTTGCCATGTTAATCATGTCAGCAAGGCTCGTCCTTGGCACTTGTGCGCCTAAAGGAATGTTTGTGTTAAATCCAAAATCTGCCATGATTTATCCTTAACCGAGGCTAAAGTCTGTTACTTCTCTTGGGACTTGTCCCATTTGACCAGTGCCATATATGTCTGACGGATTAACACTTTGACTAGTAAATACTTGACCTTGCGGCGTAACCGCAGGCTTGTTCAGCATTGATGACAGCATATAGGTATTGCCAGCATTGTTTAGAGCGTTGCTATATGCGTTAGCCGCGCCAATTTGCCCTGCGCCTTGTGCTGCTGCACTACCTACACCAAGACTTGACAGATTGTTTGCAAGGTTGCCGCCCGCCGTGTTCACTTGATTTTGTGCCGCCTGTCCGATGCCTGCAATGCTGGCAAGACGGTTGTAAATGTTCGATTGCTGATTCTGAAAGTTAGTAAACGCATTTTGATACGCATTGCCTGCATAGTCTTGCGTGAACTGGTTAAGCCCTTGTAAGGCATTGCCGCCGACAAGACCGCCAGCTAGATTTGCTCTAGCCGCGTTAATGTCTTGACCCTGCTTAAGCATGAAGTCATAGTTAGGCGCTAGTCCTGCTTGCAAATCTTGAGCAGTAAACTGTTTCGTCAGATACGGCATCATTGACGAAATTTGTCCAACGCCTTGATAGCCTAGTTCGCGTTGCGGGCGCTGTTGCTCGTTGATAAGGTTGAACTGCTCTTGCTGGATGCGTTGAGCATTTGCAGCAGCATCCGCTTGCATTTGTGCTGCTTTTTGCGCTGCGTTTGCTTGTTGATTAGCGCCAATCAACCCGCCAACTGTTGAGACAACCGCAGATACAGGATCGCGGCGTTCACCGTATGCAGGGCCGCCCGTAGGATCGCCAACGCCAAACTCATACGAATATGCGCGGCTTTGCGCCCGGCTCAGATAAATCTTATTAAACATAGTTGCACCTATCGCATTGTAAATAAAGGTTGTCGTTTTCCTTGCGGGTTACAACAAACCCCAAGCGTTCGCAAAACTTCAAACCCCGCACATTTGCTGCATTGACTACCGTCACCGCATAACCGTATTGCTGAAGGACGCGGCCTATCGTTTCCTTCAGATGCTTCCTAATCGTTGCTTTTGGCTTTTCACCGTAACCAATATGCAATTCGTTGTCTTTTCTCATGACCCCACCAATGACTTGTTGCTTATGCTTTAGCGGAGTAATTTCCCATTCGTTCAATACTTTTGCAAATTGCTCAAAATTCATTGTCAATCGGCTCTTTACCGATTCGTAAATCATGCGCTGTGCTTGCTCTTGATCGCTCATTGGTTGTAATAAGGCACTTTAAACTGCTGACCGTTAACCGTGACGTTCATAAAGCCAGCAGGTTTGCTAGGCAACACGTAGTTACCCGCTGTTGCGCTTGTCGAACTCGAAAAGTTCAGCAAGTTGATAAAAAATTGCTGCCATGTCCTTGTTGGGCGGTTCGTCGCTTTATCAAGGAATTCCGCTTGCGGATAAGGTTGTGTTTGTGAAGTTGGAAGCATTAGCTATCCCCGGATGTGGCTTTTAGGTTTGCCGACACAATGACCGCTTTGATCGGATCAGTTACAACAACTTCATAGATTCTATCTCTTGAAGTTCCAAGCCTGCGCCATATAGCGCGATTGCGATACTTTCCGATCTGCCCGATGCTTGTCCAGTGTTCATTTGACCAAGTAGAGCCACCATCGTTTGACCATCTCAGCATCGCTTGCGGGTTATCGCCTTGTCCTGTCGAGATACCAACACCCGGCTGAAATTGAATTTGCAATTCATCAAAGTATTGCCGCTGAAAATCCGTTACTAGATGCGGGCATCGACGCACGCGACGCACTAGCTGTCCGTTGTCGGTATACACACCGCTTTTCAACGCATAGATGTTGCCGTTTTCGTAGTCACCGACAAGCGTAAAGCCTTGGAAGAATGCAGAACAATTTCCTCTGTGTCGTTGGAACTGGTTTTCATTGGTGCAATACAACCATTTGTGCCACAGTCCGGTAGTTGCATCCCATGCCCATGTTAGTTGCAATGTTGGAAATGACACTACATAGACTTCGTGACCTTCTAGCTGATAAGACCACGCGACAGCATCGCTAATCGTTTGACCTTCAATCGTGTTTTCAACTGCGTGCGTACTAATTCGCTGCGGGACATAACCATTCATCTGCACGATGATTGCATCGCCTCGATTGTTTTTTGAAACGTAAGCAAACGAATTGCCGATTCGTGCAATTGAAAACTTTGCTGCTATACCGTGTTGCGTAGACGTTCCCGGTATCCTTTGGAAAGGAAACGGAAAAGTGCCCGAATCTATCCACACTTCGCTAGAGACTTCTCCAATCAGATAAACCTCTCTGTGATCGACCATGATCGCCACTAGGTTATCGGGTGCGCCGTCTTTGCTTGCAAAAGATAGCGCCGGAGAAAATGGCGACAACGCCGAAGTCGATCCAAATTGCTGAGTGTTCGGTCGGTTGTAGACAATGTAGTTATCCACTACGTCAACCGACGTTGCACCTGAGAATGCACCATCCGAAGCCGGTAACACTGTGAAGTTCAACGCATACATTGTTTCGCTAGAAATCGTCTGCGAAGGACTGACACTGTAAGTACCTGTCCCACCCGTACCTGTACCGAGGGCGGTAATAATGGTGTTAGCCGTAATGCCTGCGCCTTGTATCGTCTGACCGGGATACAATGTTCCCGAAGTCGCTGTGACATTCAGCGAGTAGTTAGCCATCGTGACCGTTCCGGTCGCCGCTGAACCCGTACCACCTAACGTGTCGGAAATCGTAAACGTTGCGGTCGTGGTGTAGCCAGTGCCGGGGTTGGTAATCGTCACCGCAGTGATAACGCCTGCCACCTGCGTTACCGTTCCCGTAGCTGCTACGCCCCCCGAGGGCGTGTTAAACGTAATGATTGGGCTAATGTAGTTCGACCCGCCATTAGTCACAGCAAACGACTGAACACCGCTACCGATAGAGGCAGTCATTACCGACGCAACAGCCGCCGAGTTCATGGTGCTGGATGCGACTGTCTGCGAAATGTTGATGGTGTATGTACCCACCCCGCCCGATCCTGTGCCGGTTGCGGTAATGATTGTTTCGGCTGTTACGCCCACCCCAAACAGTTGTTGTCCGGTAGTGATTGTGCCGCTGTTCATCAGCGTAACCGTCAACGTCGTGCCCGAAATTGAGCCTACAAACTGAGCGCCGGTCGGGGTAGAAATGCGCCATGTGTACCGATAAGACCCGTCCACAATGTAGGCATTCAGCCCGTTGTCAGTAATGCCGACGCGACCGGATGAGGAATTTAGCTGCCCGATAATGGTCGGGACGTAGGTCGAATCCATCGAATAGACGTAAGGGCCGCACACTGCCAGCAACAATGATCCACCCGACAAAGTACGCATCCCACGGACTTCTTGCTGGTTTCGCAACACAATTTGCGAGACTAGCCCCGGCGTAGGGTATAGAGCCACCACACCGCGTTCACCGGCTTGTTTAGTGGGGTCTACTTCGGGAAACCAGTTAATGCACTCCTGTGCATCCTGATAAATGCTAGGTGCTTCGTAACTAGCCCCGACGAATCCGAAATCCGGCATTTGTTACCTCATAAACCCGCCGCTAAGAATCCAGCCCGCATCCTTCATTTTGCCAACTAGGAGCGAATCGGGGTATCTAGCAGCTTGGGTCGGTCGCATATTCGTGCGTTTGATCGTCGCTTTGCTTTGCGCGGCATAAGCGTTAATCATCGTGATTTGTGTCGTTGATGCTTTGCCGTACATCGGCATTAGACGCTCTGCAAGATTCCATCGCAGCGCCATGCTGTAGCCCTGCGGTAAGGCTATCGTGTCGTACATCGTCTGATAGCGGGCAAATACCGTATCCGCAAACAAGTGCATCTCGCCCTGTGCAGGGTTAGGCCATACGTAGATCGTGCCTAGCTGCTCACCCGGCATATAGTAAAGCGCCTTAGGCCACGGCCCGTTGAGGCTTTTCAGTCCAATCTGCTCGTATTCCTCGACGTTCAAAACGCCCACAGGGTAGTCCAAGCCACCGTTATAGATAGGAACACCGTTGCTGGTGGTGGTCACACGGACGAAAGCAGAATTAATCGCTAAAGGACGCTGGTAGTAAGCCGATAACGTGGTGCTGGCGACAGTTTGCGGCACGTTGACTGTGTACGTACCAGCCTCGTTGATGTTGCCGCCTGCGCCCGAATTGAAGCCTGTGATGGTTGTTCCCGCAGTCACCCCTGTACCGCTAAGAGTCTGCCCAATAGCCACCGCACCAGCAGACAGGGAAGTGATCGTCAGGGTAGTCCCTGAGATTGAACCTATGAACGTCGCGCCAATCTGACCACCCGGCCCAATGGTGTATTGAATTTGATTTTGCGTTACCGGAAAGATAATTTCCGTCTTGTAAAACACCATCATCTGCTCGTTTGACCATTGATCCACTAGGTCGTTGAGCATATCGAATGCGTCCTGCGCGGCATCCGCTGTTGGCGTTTCGCCCGCTTCTAGCGCACCTATGTCTTTCAAGGCGCGGCTAATAATGTCAATCGGTTGTGCCATTTTCAGTCCTTAAACGGCGTAAAAGCAGTCTTTAGCCACGGCAGCACAGGTTTTTCCTTGTTCAGCGCCAAAAGCTGACTTTCTAGGTTGCTGCTGATTGCGCCTTTTGAGCCTTGCTCAATCCATGAAATGATATCTGTTTGCCGCACTTTTTCATAGGGAAGATTTGCTACCGGATTGGGAAACTTCCAGTGTCCTTCGCTTTGCACCACCTGCTCATAGCCCCTAGCCGTCACCCGGTAATAGGCACTAGTGATAACGCCGTCGGTTTCCTCGACGCTAAGAATCTGCCATTGCAGGTTAACCATCAATTTTGCTCATAATTTCATCAATAGATTCTTGCACTTCCCAAGAATTGCCGTTCATTCCAAAAGCCACGGTAACTTTTGTGCCATCTTCTTGCGTGTTTTCAAAAAATGACATCATTGCTTCGGTGTTAAGGATCAAACCTTCACCGATCCGGCCTTTTGTAGCATTGGTCAAACGGATCAGCTTCATGCTTGTTCCTTCCAAGAAATGGTGACTTCATCCCACGAATATCGCTTGTCATCAGTCGGCATAGGCACGGGCGCATCCCACAAACAGGAATCCTCATTTAGCACCCAAGACGGATACGGTTGCGGAGGAATAAAAGCATCGCGCTGTTCGTCATAGGTGTAGCCAATTCCTGCGTAGTTCTTGCGGAATGGCGTACCGCCTAACAAGTGAACACCGCCGATTGTGTTGTACGAAGTCTGCTTGTAGACATCGCCAGTACGCGCCGTCAGTTCCGCTTCCTTGCCATTGTCCTCATCCCTGCCGACAGTGACAAACACCACGATATTATTTTCATCAAGTTTTGCGAAGTGTGCGATTTTAAAATCTCCGTTTGGTTAAGGACTTATGCAAACGATACGGTTTCGCTAGTGGTAGAAGTAGCCGTTACAGTATAAATCTTGTACCCGCCGCTAGTGACAGAAGTTTGCGTCACGCCACCGGAGAAAGTTGCGGTATAGGTGTCAGGAATCTTGATGATGACAACACCTGAACCACCTGCGCCACCAGTTGTGTAGGTCGTAAATGAAGTGTTGGATGACCAACCGCCACCACCACCACCTCCGGTGTTTGCCGTCCCGTCATAGCCTATGTGACCGCTGTTACCACCATTGCCGCCGCCACCAGCGCCGCCTGATGCGCTAGTTCCTCCGTTGGCAATACCAGCACCTCCACCGCCAGCGTAAGTAACTGACGAACCTGTGATGCTTGAGGCCGTTCCCGCGCCACCTGCGCCAGCAGTCGATCCTGACCCAGTTGATCCAGCAGTTCCTGATGCTCCACCGCCTCCACCACCGCCTCCGGGATACGGGCTTGAGTTTGTGCCGCCGCCACCGTTTGCGCCTTGTGACGGAGATGTGCTTGGGGTGTTACCTGTGCCGCCTGTGCCGGAATTACGGGAAGCGCCACCACCCGAACCGCCGTTGCCTCCTACGCCAGTGCCATCATTATCGCCGCCAAGACCGCCGCCAGCCGATGTTATTGTGCCAAAAACGCTGTTACTTCCGGCAGTTGATCTCGTAGGACTTCTAGCGCCAACACCGCCACCACCAACAGTTACCGTGTAGTTAGTTCCAGTAACTAGTGATAATCCTGTAGCGGTACGCATACCACCGCCACCGCCACCGCCGCCGCCAAAATCACCACCGCCACCGCCTCCAGCTACCACAAGGTAATCAACGGATATAGCAGTTCCAAAAGTTACAGTTTCGCTGGTCGTGCTAGTAGCCGTCACGGAATAAATGTTGTAGCCAGCAACAGACGTACTAAGCGTGTACGTCACGCCGCTTGAAAAAGTAGCGCCAACAGTGTTTGGCACTTTGATGATGACGATGCCTGAACCGCCATTGCCGCCAGCCATATATGGTGCGCCATATCCACCTGCGCCACCGCCTCCACCTGTGTTAGCGGTTGCGTTTGATGCTACGCCGCCTGAACTATTGCCGTCAGTTGCGCCACCTTTTTGCGAAGTTGTTGATGTACCACCACCTAGACCGGCAGTGCCTCCGCTATACGATCCTGCACCACCACCGCCAGCGTAATAAACAGCCGAGCCAGTGATAGAGTTTGATGTGGCTATGCCGCCGTTGCCACCGCCAGCGCCAGTGCCACTAGCGCCAGCGCCGCCTGAACCACCACCACCGCCGCTTCCGTAATAAGAAGCTGCGCCGCTTCCGCTGCCACCGTTGTAACCTTGAACGGGAGAAGTGCTAGGAGTGTTTCCTGTGCCACCCGCGCCACCACCACCGGAAAACAATCCCGAACCACCGCCACCCGAACCGCCGTTGAGTCCGTTTACCGTATTTCCACTGCCACCACCCCCACCGCCTGCGGAAGTGACTGTATTAAAAACTGAATTGCTGCCTGTTGTCCCATTTGCAGCCGATCCAGTGGATGCGCCATTGCCGCCAGCACCAACCGTTACAGTGTAAGCGATTCCATACGACAGAGATTGCGATGTAAAAGATTGATAGCCACCCGCGCCACCACCGCCGCCGCCCGCGCCACCGCCGCCACCACCCGCTACAACAAGGAAGTCGGCAACAGGCCCACCCGCACCAGCGGCTAGGAAAAAGTTTTTAGCTGCAAACATTAAGGTGTGTATCCTTGAGCAATCGAACCGTACCAGTTCGTCCCATCGCTGATAAACGTCAGAATGTCCATCTTGCCCGCAGTCGCCGTAATTGTCGGCGCACCGCTTGTGCCCCACTTCACGCTAGTAAAAGTAGCCGTACCGTTACCCGTCGAAGCAGCTTGCTTAAGTAGCAGCACAAAAGACTTACCAGCAGTCGCCGTCGGCATCGTGAACGTGCAAGCCGTAGATGCGGTGAGCGTAGCTGTCTGCACCGTTCCATTAGTTAGCGACAAAGTGTTTGACGTTGTTACCGTACCAATAGCTACAACGCTTTCGACGTAGTTAGTCACGGTCGGGTTGTTGATGATCGGGCTTGTCAGTCCCGTAACCGTCAAATAGCCGGTTGAAGGATTGAAACTTAGCTTTGTAGAGCTGGTGTTTTCAGTCGAAATCGTGCCGCTAGTCGCGCTGGTAAACAGCGGATAGCGCGTGGCATTGGTAGTTGTGTCATCGGTAATCGTGATTGCAGTCGAAGGTGCTGCCCATGTCGGCGCACTTGCTCCGTTGCTTTGCAAAAACTGTCCCGCAGTGCCCGCAGACGTAAACGCATAAGCAGTGCCGCTACCATAAGCCACAGCACCCGCTGTTGGGGTAGCAGTTCCCGCCGTACCACCAAGGTTTACAGCGACAGGATTAGTCAGGCTAAACGTTGAGCCAACCAGCGTCAGACCTGTTCCCGCTGTGTATGACGCGCCGCCCGAAAACTGCGACCAGTTCATCGCGGTTACGCCAATCGTTCCACCCGCGTTAGCCGTACACACCCAACCGGTGTCACCTTGGCTACTACCCTGCTCCAAGAACGTAAACGCGCCGGGAACTTCTGACCATGTATCCATGTCGGTCGAACGTGTCCATGCACCCGTTGCAACGACATAAATGCCGTTCTCTGACGCGGTGCTTTGATTCTTGACTAGACACCTATCGCCAGCAACTAGCGCAATGCCGTCAACGGTTTGCGCGCCTGACAGCGTAATGTCAACCGTTGTACCAGCAACACACGAACCTTTTACATCAAGACCCGTAACCAGCGCATCAACATAGTTTTTATTTACTATGTCAGTGCCACTTGCGGGCGTTGTTGCAATCGTTCCCGTTGTCGTAGCAATGTTTGTAAACACGCCAGTAGACGGAACGGTCGCGCCAATTGTTGCGCCATCAATCGTGCCACCAGTGATTGATGCGATTCCACTTGCGCCAACCGTAAAGTACGTGCCAGCAGGCCCGACAAACGTCACAAAGCCCGCTGTATCGGTAAAAATGCCCTGTACCGGGACGATGTTTATCGTTTGCGTGTTTGCGGTTTGATTGTAAAGTGTCTGAGACATAACAGCCCCTTAGTCGGCTTGGGCGGCAGCAATGTAGAGCGTATTCGTGCCGGAACTAATCGCCTTGATGTAGAACGGTGCTTTCGGTGCTGCAATCAAAACCGGGTAGTTCATTGCTGCGGGCAGAATGTAGCTGCTGCTGCCAGTGCCGGTCGTGGGAATTGCAGGCGTTGCGACGGTGCTGCTGTTGGACAGTTCAACCGCTGCCACACCAGTTCCGGTGTTAAGCAGTTGCACATAGTTCGTTTGATCGTTTGTCGTGGCGACAATTTGCAGCGCGGAACTTGCTGAAGTAGTCAAATCAAGCGCATACGTTTTGCCACTAATTCTGATAACCGAAGTGTTAACCATTTTTCGACCTTTCTAAAGAAGAAAAGCCGCCCCTAGTGGAAGCGGCTTTCCCTTTTTTACGTCACCTATTAAAACTCGCTGAAGTCGTAACCGTAGACGAAAATGTCTACAGTGCCGCCCGCAACCGCTGTGCCAACTTTGACATACAGCGTCTGAGCCGAAAGGTTTACGTTTTTGGTTGCCGACACTACGGTCGAGTTCGTGACGTAGGTCGCACCGGTGTTGCTGGTCAGTGCGGCGTTGGTCACAATCTCAGTACCCGTACCTGCTGCGCCAGTCCAAATCGCCAATGCACCGCTGCTAACGTCTTTGTTAGCGTTGGTAATAGCGACGTTGGTCACTGCGTAGGAGGTCGTGTTGTTGATCGCCAAGGTCACCGAAGAATCGCCAGTTTGCGAGATGGGTACAGCGCTCGCAGATGCCAGCAGACGGATCGCCTGATTGGTCGCCAAATTCGACGGGTGAATGGTGCTAGTGGAAGCTGGGCCGGGATTAGACATTTGTCGTTTCCTTTTCTGTGTTGATTGTTGGGATTACGAAGCCACGCGGCAAGCGAGTTCCGGATACAGAGGAGCCCATCCATACAGCACATCAAGACGAGTCGGAATCGAGTCGTTATTGATGGTGTATTGACGGACAACGCGGATGCTCATGCCCAGTTCTTTGTCGCTTGCGCGGCCTGCGAAATGCACACCTTCGGGCAGTTCAAGATCAGCCATCGCAACCGTGAAGGCGTTGCGGTGCATGATGATGTTCTGCGGCGAAACGACACCGGTTTGGTTAAACGGGGTAACAGCAGCCGAAGCCGAAGTAGCCGAGATGCTGACGTTTTGGAACTGACCAGCAGTAATCACCGCCGGGGAAACAGTCACAGAGGTCGTGCCGCTGGTGGCAACGGTCACATCCGACATAACGACGAAATTACGCAGCTTGTTCGCGCCATAGGCTTGACGGTTCTGCGGGTTCACAGCGTAGACGTTCGCAATTTGAATCACGTCGCCTTGCTTGAGGCCAGCAGCAGCCGTGGCAGCGGTCAGAGCGATGGTCGAGGTCGAAGCCCAACCAGTCGTCAGGAAGCCCGTAGCGGTCGTGGTAGCGCACGACAGGGTAGCGGTGGAGTAAGAACCGAAGGTTTGGTTAACCACGTTCTGATCCATCTTCCACTTCATACCGGCGCTGTCAGTACCCATCAAGCCTTTTTCATACTGCTGGCTAATCTTAGCCGACGGCATGAACAGACCTTTCAGGCTGTCAACAATGGTCGCGGAAGTGAACGGCTCAACGATGCACGAACGGCGACCATCACGCGGCGCACCTTCGCTGTCAAGGTAAGCAGCAGCGGTCAGGTAGGTAATCAGACCGGTCGGCGGCGTTCCAGCAGTACCGACGATGTTGGCGGTGTTGTTCTTTGCCATCAGCAGACCGTCGCGGTCGATGCGGTTAGCAATGGTCGCAATCGCGGGCTTGAGCACACGATCCGAGAACATATCCAGCGTTAGCGCCAAGTCTTGCGTGGTGAACTGGGTATCGACGTGGAACTGGGTGGACAGGGTGACAGGCACGCTGGTTTCGTTGAAATCTTCAACGTTCAGCGCAGGGCCGGTCGTACCAATGAAGCGCCCCGGACGGCGAACGTTCACGGTGTTACCGATCTTCGCGCCAACAACGGCGAACTGATCGTCATAGTTACGGTCAACTTCACCAGTAAAGGTGAGTTCGTTTTCCAAGACCATCAAGGCCTCGTTGGTGATCTTACTAATAGTCAACAGATTGTTTGACATGATTTTTCCTTAAAATGAGAATGGAATCAGCGGATTTTTCCCGATTGGCGTGCAGCTTTCCATTGGGCGTAAGTACCGTGGAACTCCCCGTTACTATCGACTTTGCTATCCAATGTTGACCCCATCGCTTTAATCGGTTTAATCGGCGCAGGTGCTTTTGACACTTGCACAGGTTTTTCCGAACCAGTGGGCGTTTCTAGCTTCGCCTCCAGTTTCCCAATCTCGCGCAGTGCATTGATGGTTGACATTTTCGACAACCGTTCCCCAATTTCGGGGTTCTCTGCAAGGTGATACAGGATTTTCGGCCCTACATCACTTTCAAGGATGGCATCTCGCACCTGATCGCTAACGGCGACTTCGCTGCTTGCTACCATTTCCTCAAAATCAGGCAATTCCGCTTTAGTCTTTTCAAGTCGTTCGTTCCAAGCCGTTATGACTTTTTGACGTTCTTCCTGAATACGACGTTCAGCCTCTTGCTGATCTCGCTTTGCCAATGCGTTTTCTGCTGAGTAATCTGCCAACGCTTTCGCATACTCAAAAGCATCGGTAAATTGCTCCGGTTTCGGTTCTTCGTTGATCGGGTTAGCTTTTGGCGTAACCTGCGCTTCGAGTTCCCTTAACCGCGCTTCTAGCGCCGATCTTGCTTCACGTTCTTTTGCGGCTTCTTGCCGCGCTAGTTCGCGTTGCTTGGTCAGTTCTGAAAAGCGTTTTTCGAGTTTCGGATTCTGTTTCTTCTCCGGTTCGGTTGCCTCGTTAACTGCTTCCTGTCCACTCTCATCCTCGGATTCAGTCGGCTCGACCTCAGTCGCCTCAACTTGCTCGTCGGGAGCTAGACGCAGATGCTGGATGTTAAATTCGGCTAAATTTTCACTCGTTACAACGTTTTGAGCCTGCTTCGGCTCTTGCACTTCGGACATGAGTTACCCCACGATTTGACCCGTTGAATCCAACGGTAGATTTACTGCTGCAAGAATGGGCTACCACCTTGCGAAATATCTTGTGCTGCGAATTGAGCATACTGGCTTTGTTCCATGTTCCTGCGCTCAATTTCCTGCAATAGTCTATTGGTATCCATGTGATGCAACAACAGTTGCACGATGGCATCAATTTCGGTCTTGTTCTGCGACGTAATGGCGCGGGTGTTTTGGTCGTTAACCTTGACCTCTGCCATCGTCTCGGTGTTATGCGCCTTGCTGGTCACTTCCATCAACTTACGTTTAGTCGCCCCATCTTCCTTGATTTGGGCAACCTGACCACGGTTGTTGATCTCAAGCTGCATAGCCTGCAACTGTTGTTGCTGCTGCTCGATAATCTGCTTGCTTTGTGCCAGTTGCATCTGCACCTGCGGCGGAATCGGGCTTTTCTCGTCGATTTGCGCCAGCGGGTTAGTCGCTGCCAGTCGGTCGGCGATAATGTCTGCGCCGGGGAAATCCATGTTACGAAACACTAGGTCGCCAGCAATCTTAAACAGTTCATCTTTTGCCATCAGAGGCATCATTGCCTCGACTGCTTGAATGCGTTTGGACTGATATCCCGGGCCGGTATCCATAACAATGTCGTATTCACCGACAGTAACATCGTTAAGAATCGCACCCACAGCGTCGCGCTGGTTGATCGTTACCATGTCCGGCTGACCGTCATCGCCAATAATCCGCATGACGCGCTCCGAATCGTAAATCTTCGGGATCAGGTCAAGAATGATCTTGCCGGTGTGTTTGATCGAACGGGTCAGGTTGTCGTAGAAATGGTAATTCGACAGGTCAATCTGCTGCTGCTGACCGTTAAGCGCTTTGCCCGAAATGTTGCCAGTGGGCATTTGATTCGGATCGAAGATGCCAAGAACCGCTTGCAGGTCGCCATTGATTGACGATGCTGCTTCCATGATGCCTTGCGGCGGCGGCTCAGGTTGCAGCCGGGTCGGTTGCGGTGCTACGCGCCCTTCAATGTCAGTCTGCTTATAACGCAAGACCGGCGCTGACTTGATGTTAGCCTGCGCCCATTCGTTCTCATGGCCTTCGTCCTGACCTTCAGCCAACAGCCACTTTGCTTTCGGTGCAAGGGCGATGCTCTCAGTCTGACTGGTGCGCCAAAAGTTATACATCCGCTGCGGGTCTTTAGCATGGCGAACCAATCCGAACTTTTTACGCTTGTCCTCAACCGTCAGTTGTGCGCCGTAGACCGGAACAACAGGAATGTAGCTACCAATCCATTCGCCTTCTTCCAACACCTGCATCGAAGTGACTTTGCACCACTTGATAATTTTGCGGTACGTCTTGCGCTCGCTAACGATAAAGACACCAGCCGCCAACATCATGTTGGCATCGGGCAAGTCCTCTTTGTAGACTTTCGTGCCATCAGAAAGCAGAACAAGCGTCGCCGCTTTACGCTCAGTGTGGAAGTATTCCGCGATGCGGATATCTTCTTTCATTACCCATTCAGCCGAAGAATCGCCGGTCGCACGCAGCGTAAATCCCGATCCATCATCGGCATCGGGATACATTTCGCGGAACGTTGCTTTAGGAATGACTTCCGTTATCAAGCATTGTTCGGCATCTGAACCATCCGGCTCAACGCTGTTCGGATCAAAGTAAACCGTGAACGGGTTATGAATCGGACGGATATAAATTTCCTGATCGAACGAATCTTCCCGCACGTAATCGGTTTCAATTCGCCAGTAACCCCAACCCATCCTGACTGCGTAATCGAAGGCGTTGTCATAGGCAGTGTCAGCGTTTGAGTTGATCTCAATGTGCCGCGTGATGCCTTCTAAGACCTTGGCTATCTTTAGGTCGGCTTCGTTGTTGACAGGATGCACCTTGATGCGCGGGCGTTGCTGCCGCTGCTGGTTTGTAACCTGCCGCACATAGCTGTCGATCTTGTTGATCGTCAAACAGGGTCGCGCTTCAAGGTTGCGACTGTTCTGAATTTCAACAGGCCATTGATCGCCTGCTGCAAACTTCAAATCCTCAAGCGCCTCCATCCGATTGTTGCTATCGGCTTCGGAAGCCAGCCGCAAAAACTTCATCGCGGCTTCTATTCTTGGGTCATCTTCTTGATAGGGCATGGCTCAGTTTATCCCATCCAATTAGCGGGCACAACATAGGTATTGGTTTGTGCCTTGCGACCGCGCGGCTCTTTGACCATCAATGCGATGTATCTAAAGGCATCAGCGCCGTGTGAGTAATGGTCATGTAACGGTTGTTTACTAAATTGCCCGGTGTTGGGATCGACCTCGTACCGGTAATGCCGCAGGCAATCGATGCCTTCGCGGGTGTTCTCGCGGTCAAACCAACAGGCAGGGAAGATCGTCCGGGCGGCGTTGATGCTGTCCACGATGGGCACACGCGGTAAGATTTGTGTCTTATATCCCGCGTTCCTAACAATTTCTTCGATGCTCTTACCGTTGGCGGCTAAAGTTTTGTTTTCAGCGTCGTGCGGTAGCCATAAGGTGTCGTAGACATAGCCGAATGTCTGCATCTTGGACAGATAGTAGCTGATCGTCTGCTGGCTATCCTCAAAGTACCGCAGCAGGCGGGTTTCCATGCCCACGTACTGCAAAAACCATATCGCCGTGCTGTCAGACCAACCAAGGTCAAAAACAGCATGAACAGGCTTTGCAGGGTCATAGACAACATTTGTGATGCGCCCTTGCAGTTCAGCCATTTGCATCTCGCGGGCAAAGATCGCCCCGTCTACCGTCTGCCTACAGACACCTTCCCACACCGTGTTGTAGGCATCAATGTCCCGATTCTTGAGGGATTCTCGCTCTAGGTTTAGGGTTTCGGGAAACCACGGATTGTCTGACCAGTTGATCTTTTGAACTACTGCATCCTTAGGAGGATTGGCGACGAATCGCTGATAGGTCTCGTCTGTCTCTAGTTCCGGGTTGAAGCTGATCCATATCTCAGAACCTTCCTTGCGAATGGTCGGGATCAGGACATTCCACGAAAGTTTGCTTACGTTCGCAGCTTCTTCCACCCAGCAAATGTCTACGCCCTCGAAGGATTTAATGTTTGTTACATTGTTCTTTAAGCCGGAGAAGAAGAATTCTGTGCCGTTCTGTGCCCGGATCGTTGCTTGGGTGATCTCGTAGAACCCCATGAGTCCAAGGCTCTCGATTTGGTCACACAGCAGCTTGTGGACAGAATCCTTCAAGCTAGTCTGAAACTCGCGGGCACACAGGATACGCAGCGGTTTCCTAGCCCCAAGGATCAGCAGCGCCCTAGCAATCCCCCAAGACTTAGCGCCGCCTCGACCACCCCACAAAATGCGGTAACGAGACTTCTCAGGCTTAAACAGGCATTCCAGCTTCGCGGGAAACTGAGCATTCGCTATTGCTGCTGCAACGTCAGTCATTCCGGCCTGACAAAAGTGACGGTGATGCCTGACAGCAGCGGCGTTCCATCGGCATTTTCAAACGTGGCGGCTTGCAGTGCTTTGCCGTCCACCCGATCAATGATCTCTTTGATCGCCCAAGCCTCGCCGTTCTCAGCCTCTGTAATCAGCTTCTCAGCAATGGAATGAAGCCTATGTGGTTCTTGCGTAAGGATTTTCCGCAGCTTGTCGTAGAACAATCTCTGCCTTGCAGCATTCTGATTGCCTATCGGCGCTCCGCGTCCTTTTGTTTCAATTTCCATCGTCTTGATCTAATTAAGTTTTGTTGACAATAATCGTCACTTAGTTTTGGCTAAATCTTTGATCTTAGTGCGCTCTTGAGCCAGTAAATCAGGTGCTGCCACGCCCATTGCTGCGGCTATTGCGGCGTTTCTGCGGAACGGATCAAAGGCGGCAAATCGCGAACGAATGTTGTCGGAGTCTTTTACTATAAAAGATTTCGATCCAAATTCTTTGTCGTTTATTACTTTTGGATTTGCTAATTTAACCGGATAAGAAACATCCCCAAACATATATCCTCTTGGGTCTTTGTTTGTTAAATCTCTGTCGGAAAACCAATGCCCTCGCATTGCTGATTTAATTGCATCTTCATCGCCGCCAGTTAAGTAAGCTGTATTCGTACCAAGTTTTGCATTGTTAAAAGCCGATATGTCAGCATCGGTTGCATGATACGCAGTCGTATTGAACCCCATCGCCGCTGCCCGTTGCTCTGCCGTATTATTGGGCGGCAATCCTAGACCACCTTGCTCAACAGGCAATGCTGCTCGTTCTTGGGCTAGGCGCAATGCCTCGTCCTGCGGCGCAGAAAACATGCGCCCTGCTTGACGCTCAACCATTGCAACAGCTTCTTGTTCGCTGTTGGTCAATGATTTACCTTTAGCTATTTTCTTCTGTGCGCTTTCATACCGCATTTGCATTGCCGTTTGTTCAGCAGCAGTTTGTTTTTGCATCAATTCTGTCGGCCCTTTAGCCCGCATTTCCATTGCAAGATCAACAAATCTTTGCGCTGATTGAGGGTCATCCGAAATTTCATGCACAAATTGACTTTGAAACGGCCCTTTTGAATGCCCGGAAATTCTTGCTGGATATCTCATGGAACGTCCCGTTTGCGGGTCAAACACATCTACATAAGCTGAAGGGCCTGCCGCGCTGCCAGAGTATTGCGTAGTCGCTTCAAAGCCTTGTTTGTTTAACGTGTCTGCTAATTCGTCTGCTTTGCTGCGGATTAAATCTCTACCCCTGTTCGGCAAACCAGTTGTATCAATTACTGGCAAAGCCATGCCGGTTCTGAATGCGTAATTTTCCAACGCTTGACCTACTTGCGGCTTTGCAATATCCGCTAGTTTCACCATGCCCTTTGCAGCAGGGCCAGCCAACGGGATAGCCGATCCAATCAAATCGGTCGCCAACATAAGTTTCTCAGCGTCCTCCTGATTGCGCTTCCACGCCGGATAACGCTCGTCCATGATGGAAGTCGGCGGCATCATGTTAGCCCGCCCTCTTGCGCCCTGCCGAACCAAATTAGAATTGAGAAGCTGCGCCATCGACGAAATCGGCGTTCCCGTTGTCTCGACTGGCTCTACAGCATCCGCAATTCTTGGCATGATTAAGTTTTATTACGTTTCGAGATGGCTTTGGCTTTAGCCTTGGCATCTTCTTTACTGCTTGCACCCCATGCCTTCAAGGACAGCGCCAATCGGGTCGGTTTGCCGTCCTTTTCCATTGGGCCGGGCATATTGCCCATCCTTGCAAGGAAAGACGCTCTGCGCGGGTTATCGCCAGCTTTGACGGGAGGCTTCAACGTTCCCCCCGTCTCTGCATG